AAGCGTGTCATCGACGTAGACGTATTCTGCCCGACAACAGCGGCCAGTGATTGGAGGCCCTTGTTGATCTTGGATAACGGCCCACGAACCGCAACAGAGGAATGGTGAATCATGGCAAGCGAAGTAACCCAGCGGCAACGGGCGGAGCGACTGCTTCACGATCTGACGCATGTAGATACTGAGTGGAAATGTTGCTTAGAGCATCCGCAGAGTATCGAGAAAATTATGGCCTTTGCAGCCACAGCCCGCGAGGAGGCGCTGCGGGAGGCAGCAGAGCGGTTAGGTGTGGGTGATTCTAATGGCCTACTTGCTGCTCCGTGCTTATGGTGCGGCTATAACGGTGAGGGCTACTACCAGGCAGGCACTCATGGTAAGTCATGCCCGTGGAATACCATCGGCGGATGCGACGAACGGCTCGACCGCCTGGCACGCGAGGGGGTGAAGTGATGAAGTGGTTTACATCTGACACGCACTGGGGGCACGCTAACATCCTGAAGTACGATAGTCGCCCATTTGCAACCATCGAAGAGCACGACGAAGAGCTTGTGCGACGGTGGAATACTGTAGTGAGCCCTGGTGATGTGGTCTATCACTTGGGGGATGTTGCGTGGCACAAGAAAGCAATTGATACGGACATACTACTAGCCAGATTGCATGGGACAAAAATTCTCATTACGGGCAATCACGACAAAGGGCATGTGGAAAAATCGAAGGGGTGGGCGAAGGTTGTCCCTTATTTTGAGATCAGCGAGAACGGCCAAAAAATTGTTCTATTTCATTACAGGATGGTTGTATGGAACGGGAGCCACCACGGGTCATGGGCATTGCACGGGCATTCACACGGGACACTTCCAATAACGCTTACCGCCAAGACATTCGATGTCGGAACAATGTGCTGGAGTTATGCGCCGATTAGTTACGATGAAGTAGCGTCCGAAATGAGTAAACGCACCTTTGTACCTGTGGATCAGCATGGAGCTAATAGGCGAGAGCCACCATCGTCGGCGCGCAGGGAGGGATGAGATGCGGATGTCTGAGTATTGGCTCAATCAAGGGAAAACGCTCGATGATCGGATAGTTGGTGGACGCACGTTTGAGAGGTCAGACAGTAAGCCTGGTTGTGCGGAGTGCTGCAACGGTGATCGATGCGACGATTTGAGTCACTACGATCGAACGAGTTGTCCATTCTGCCTTGGAACTGGTGAGCCGTTACAGGGTGCAGCCATGACCCCCAACGAGGCGACGGAATGACGTGTGCCAAAGAGAATCAACTGCTCTTGACGTTCATTGGACTGAAAGGTTATTAACATAATGTCTGTCTTTAGAATGAGATGGGTAAAATTAGGTGGTCACTATCATTGCAGATTATTTACTGCTCCTCAGATAGGTTATACCTATTCTATAAATGGAGATATAGTATTTCATGAGAATGAATGGGAAGATGTAAAGAAAGCTATGCCTAAGGTAGAATTTATGGAGGAATCCGTAGAAACACGGGATGAAGTATCATGATCAGTAAAACAGCATTAGCTATTACCCAACATTCATATTTGGAATATGCACGATATGTCAACTCCACTAGATCTCTTGTCGATATTCGAGATGGTCTTAAGACGGTCCAGCGAAGAATCCTTATTACATGTAAGGCAATCAATAAGAAGGCCAAATGCGCTCAAATTGTTGGTGAATGCATGGCTAAGTATCATCCTCATGGCGACTCAAGCGTATATGGTGCTCTTGTCAATATGGTCCGTAATCAGGTATCTCTTCTTGAAGGTCAAGGATCTTTTGGTACACAAGGTGATGATGACGGTGCTGCTGCTATGCGCTACACTGGTGCTCAACTAAACCCTCTTGGCCATACTTTTCTAGAATTATCTGATCTCGCACCCAAAACCCGTAATGATCTAAATAACTATGAACCAGATTTCATCCCTACCTCTCTCCCCTATGCCCTCCTTACCGGATCCCGAGGTATTGGAGTTGGTGTCGTATCCAGCATCCCCCCATGTACCATCCCAAGCATGGTGGATAGGCTTAGGAACGGCAAATCACCAATCATTCCAAATTCCCTCGGACACGGATCAATTTCAGTATCAAATTCGGAGTTAGAACGATTTAATAAGGAAGGGAAATTTTCAGCGGTTATATCTGCAGAAGTAAATTGGGAGTACCACAAGGATGAAGGAAAGCAGGTTATCGTTGTTAAGAATATTCCTCTTTACATTAACGTATATATGGCTAATCTCGCATTACGTGAGGAAATTGCTGAAGGAATGGTTTATATCCGTGATGAATCGACTGATCAACCGAGGATCGTAATTGCTAGACGATCTAGGATCCGTAAGATTAGCGACGATGATCTCTTCAAGAAAATCAAACGGGCATATACTAAATCAATCAGTTTTACCTGTTATGTATGGGATAACGGAGTAATTCGGATTACTACTCCTGGAAACTTCTTGCAGAAGAGCTTTGATCTTGCATTGAAAGTAACTAAAGGAAAGATTGAACAACAATTAGGAAAAGTAGAACGAGATCTGAAGTTTGAACAAGTGAAGGGTGAATTGAGTAAAAATCTATTGGCAGGAGAACCAAAGGAATATATCCTTTCTCATCTTGGAATTACTAATGAAGAATTAGATGATTTCTCAGGACGGTCGATTACTGCACTGAAGAAAGTAAAAGATACTAAAGAATTATCTAAGCAGAAGAAAACATATGAAGGTTTTATATCCGATGTGAAAGGATATTACTTCAAGTACAAGATGAAAGAATTTACTAAAGGAGTATAATGGCTAAGCATCGTATGACCCCTGAGACTCGTCGTGGAATAATGATTACTAAGTTAGATAACGATGTACGTAGGATGGCTCAAACCATAGGTTATCTAATGAGTGCATATGAATTGTTAGTAGAGAAATCTGGATTGAATATGGATGACTTTAAGAGAGAAGCCATGGATAGATTCCAGAAGGAAGTGGTAGCAGCAATGAAGAATTCAGAGGAATTAAAGAAATGAATCGATATCTTTATAAAGTTGAAATAAAAACTAATGATTATGAAAAGGTGAACCCAATAGATTTTACTCTACAATTAGCTATTGCAGAATATTTTAACATTCCTCCTGAGAATGTAACATTAGTAAGAACTAATGATTAACGAACAAATATTCATAAGTGCTATTGGAGGAGGTAAAACTCTTATATCTGATGCTCAGATGAAACTTGAAATTTATAAACAAACTGGAATCCGTCTACCATTACTAAGTGAGATCTTGGAGATAGAAGATGAAAGATTGTGATCATTTCTGGGTTCAAGTATCGACGACAAATGATAAGGAACGTCCTCGACGGTGTCAATGTCTACGAGATGGATGTAGAAGAATCACTAAGTTCTCAGATGCAGATTTTAATAGATTAATGGAAGATGGGAAAGTTAAACTAGCAGTAAGCTATCCAGGAATAGGGACGTGGTAATGGAAGAACTCCCTCCACATGCATGTTCAGACGGTAGTGTAGAAATACCTAAAGCTTGTAGTGAAGCACTGGATGAAACTTTGGATCTTCCTACAGCGATGAGATTAGTAATGAAGAAAACCAAAGGACATTACTTTCCTGATAAAGTATGGAAGGAATTGAATAGACAACATGCCATTAGAACCGGGATGCTTCCTTAATAGTCCTCCATTCTTTCAATGTTGTTGCATATGTGAACATCATAAGAAAGACTACCATCATTGTGATGTGTCTAAAGATCTAAAGAAGGAGACCGGTAAATGTATCTGTAATATACAGAAAGGGTACATCTGCCAGCCTCCTAATCCAGATACGTCATTCTCTGGATGGCCTAAACATTCAGTTGGATGTGAAATGTTTAGCGCAGAGTTATCTTATAAGAATACGTAAATTGTTCTCCTGCCATTAAGCTTACCGGTGCACTCAATGCCACGAAGTTCCACAACCTACCTGATACTCCTTGAGATACTGAACACAAGAATGCATAGTTCGCAGTAGTCCATGTTCCAGTAGCCTGGAACGTCATACTAGACGATTGGATTACCCAATCACTCCCCACAATACCTCGAGATGGCCAACTCAAGGTGTCACGAGATAATGTAGATCTAGAATACCCTTGACCTGCTACTTCAATAATGTTACCTAACAATGAACTAGCTACAATAGATGAATTCGCTAACCCTAAATATAGGTGATCAAAATTACCACCTATTCCTGCATAGAATAACTCAAGAATATCTTGTTTTCCATGATCAGTAATCAGATTATAATCTCTGATATGCTGAACAATCTTCCCTTGAGAATCTCGCTTATATCCTTCCAAACATCCTACATAACTACCATAGATTCCTTTAGAAATGAATCTAGGTAATCGCTCTATTCCAAACTTCTTTATCATTGCTCGTGTATAATCAGTCACATCTACCTCGCTAATACGAATCCAGCTACTACTGCACCTAGAATAACTAACCCATAGGTTTTAAAATTACTCCAGGAGCTCTTAGATTCTAATTGTTTTTGTAATCGATCATTATCTTCTTTTAGAATAGAGTTTATATTCTTCAATGCCTCATTACGTAATTCCATATCATTGATCTGTTCTAATAGATCAGTTGCTTTATCTTTTTGAAGTTGAACTGATTGCTCTAATACAGTAATCTGTTCGTTTAGATTATCTATCCGTTTCTGAAGATATTCTACTCCACCTAAGACATTCACAAACTCATCACGATCAATTACTACACTAGCACTATGGGCAGGTGTGAACCACCCGAATACCATTGAGACCGTAAGCACCCAAAATACGAAGAGATTCAGCTTTGAGTGTCGCATCATCTACCACCCTACTCTTTATGTTTTTTACTATAACTTTAATATCAGGTGCTTTAGCTTTAGATACTTTTAATGCTTCTTCATATGCTTTAATCTTCTCGTCCTTAGCTAGAATAACTCCCTTCAATTCAGCTAATTCAAGATTCTTATCATTAATAGTACCGTTCAATTCAGTAACCTTTTTATTCACCTCTTCTTTATTCACATTACTAAACCATATAGAAGTAGCATTAATTACTACCACACCAAGAATAATCATAATCGTTACTACAGCTACACCTAACAACTGAGATAACTTCTGAGATCCTAACTGTTTCATACTCCCCCTATATTACGAACTTTGATATATCTATTATTGGATAGTGTACATCAAAATATTGTAACATATAATCAATACCTGGTTCCTCGAGATGACCTTTATCCCATGGTAATGATTTGCCCCATTTATCTCCGTACGCATCTAATCCTACCTTCTCACACAATTTATAAATTCTATTCCAGACTTCATCCGACGTATTCCATAACGGAGCACCCTTAGAATCTACTGGAATAATATCCGTAGCCAAAGAACATGGTATACTCATAGCATCAACTAGGTTATGAGTAGAAGTTCCAGGCTTAGCATTAGTTCGTACCTTAGAGCTATCTTTAGTTCTATAATCTTTTATATTCGGGTCCCAATCAGAACGCCCTACCTTATAAATCTCGAACTGTGCCTGCATACTTGCATAACATCTGACTATCATTACTGGTAATGCTTGGGAAGTTAACAGACTTAATAACGCAGTCATACGTTGTTTATGAATAGGGTGAGCATTATCTAATAGATTAATATTCTTATGAATTGACATCTACAATCCTTTATAACATTGTAATTCTCCGGACCCGCAAAGGGGTCCGGAAAACTATATTGAACTCGGTATAGACCAAATACAGCGCAATGGTTTTGACACGTACCCTTAATTTGGAGGGAGCTGAATCAACTCCGTTCCTCGTTCTTGTTCAACCTGTACAGGGCTCATGGGTAGAACATTTACTTGTTGAGATAAAGTTCTAGTAATACCATCAGTCATATTTCCTAATGCCTGAACTAATTCATTCCTAGTAGATTCCATTACTGCAGCTGGTCTATTCGCTGCTTGGATTACTTGAATTAATAATTGAGGTAACATACCACCAAGACATCCTTTTTGAATTTTGGTATCTCCTGACCTAGGATTTTCCATTATAATCTCAGTCCAAACAGGACATCCATTCTCGTCATTGGTTCCAGGGCATTTACTACATTCGAATGCATGTTTATAATTTAGAGCCATATTATTCTCCTATTGTTAATTATTGTTTAGTACAGATGATTGCATCAATATAAGCTGGGCGCCAAGTACCAGCAGATCCTAATGGGTGATCGTGAGCTTGACCTCCTCCTTGGAAAGTTTCAGGAGCATTAGTATTTACATCTGGTCCTCCTGGCATATTACCATCTCCAATTTCAGAACCTACATCTCCGGCATATCTAAGTAACCTATCATAAGCTCCGTTAATATGTCGGTGAGAAGGAATTTCATTCAGAGTTAGAGTATGACCCCCAACAGTCAATCCTGAAATTGTCCATGTACCACCTTGTACGTTACCAGCTCCAGATGAGATTCGAATTACTCGATCGTTTACAGAAGTATCTTGAGTCCATCCAGCAGGAGCTACAGATTGGAAGAAGCATGATCTAGTTCCAACAGCTAAAACTCTATTATCTACATACTGCTTAGTTGCAGCACTTAATGAATTAATAGGATCTTCACCTAAACTTAACTGTCCATCTATAATAGCATCTGCTGTAGCATTTCTTGATGGAAGAGAAAATACTGAAGTACCTCCTCCAATATCATCATAAGTACTATTTGGTAAAGCTGATGAAACATAGGGGTCAGTAATTGTGGCTATTAAAGCAGTATTAGAATTTCTAAGTACATAATACTTATATGCACCTGGAATCTTTGGCCAAGTAATTCTATTAAAATTGGAAACGTTCAATGAACTGTTACCATTGTTAATAGTTGTTGGATTAGAAACTAAAGTCTTATTTCCACGGAAATCTTCTGCAACTATATAATAAATATAAGTTGAACCTCCAGTTACTCCTTGAGGAGTAACAGTAGGAGCAGCAGGAGTAGTTAATTTCTGAAGTCTAAAACCAGACCCCTTTATATGTAAAGCATATGAAGGGTCATCATGCATCACTGCTAACCCCTTGGTAGATTTATTCCATACCAAGAAATAACCATCTCCAGTAACACGACCAGAACTTAATCCTGCCACACAAACACTATATCCAGAGATCTCTTTTTTAGGTGACCATACTGAATAAGTGACTCCTGAAGCAATAGCAGCTGCAAAATTTTGATCTACCACAGCTTCAGCACTTGAATTACCAGGATTATCAACTGATATAATTCGACGCACTTGTCCAGATTGAGCACCAGATTCAATTACAATCACTGAATCAACATCATCATCTACAAAATAATTATTAAGATTACCACGAACTTTGTTTACAGCAGATCCTAATGCCCCTGTAGTACGAGTATAATCTCGTGCATATCTAGAAAATCCCCATTGTGATCCATTTGAAGTAGCTACATCAGAATATCCATCAGGCATTGTCACTACACGATAGGTTTTATATTGACCTATACTAGCTAATCCTGATAAATCTTTAGCTATAGAAACAAAGTTTAAATTCGCTTCAGTTAGTACATTCAAAATGAACGACATAACTGCACTAATATTAGTAATCTGAATTTGAGCACGAAGAGTATATCTATTACCAAGTATAGACGGAAGAATACTCTTTGTTTTTACTAAATCAGTTTCATTCTTACCAATAGCAAATAACTGGCCATCCTGATCCCATAACCCTAACACATTGAAAGTATAATTACCTTCTGTTTCAGGAACAATACATTCATATTGAGCTGAGTCAGAACTAATTTTCAATGCCGAGTTTACAGGTACTAATCCATATAACGTACCTGGAACTGTAGTACTATTCTGACCAACAGTTCCAGAAGTAAGTCCTATAGAGAAGTGAGTAACTTGTACCTTTGTTCCACCTACAAGAGCAGCTTGTAGTTTACCAATTCCAGTGTTAGTAATTGAAATTAACATCTATACCTCTGATTATGTAATGGTGACTACTACAGTAGAACAATTTACGATTTGTTCTATATGAATAACTCCTCGACACTCTAATGCTCGAGAAAAGTTTGCTAACGCAGCAATTGATCTTAATAACAATGGGACTGGAGCTACCTGATAAAACTTCTGAAGAATATCTGTACTATTTACCGATGCGGTAGCACTATATTGTAAATCTACTACTGAGGTAAGAAACCATGGCCCATCGGGAACTATTCCTCCAGATGGAGATTCTACTAGATTAAAATGTCCAGTAGAATACAAAGGTACTAGAGTTAAATTTTCTTGGGCTATGAAACTTAAGAAATCAAAAGTAAACTCAGTACCTTGGCTTTCATAGTACTTCGGTAACAATTCAATAATACGGCGTTTTGCATCATCATCTCTAAAAGTAATATCTTGATAAAACCCAAGATTAATAGCGAATTTCTCAGCAAATTCAATATCTAGTGCTCGAGGATTTCTTACATTTCGAAGATCTACTGATAAAGACTTTACCTCACGTACAAATATTTTATAAATAGTAGCCACTAAATCTAGTATTAACGGTACTTGTAGAAATTTCTCAGGTATTATCTTTGTCAAAGGAATGAGGCTGTATTTATATACAGATAAATCAGCCTCCACACTTCCTTCCTCTAGTATAATATCTAATACACTATCAGCATAATTAGCCATGAATAATTATTATCTCCCGCTAAGGAATACATTAATTACCGGAGTTGGTTGTAATGTAATATATTCATTCTTCTCCAAATTTACTTGAGGTATACTAATAACTGGAGGGTTTCCTGTTAATGCAGCATCCCCAAAATCTGAGAATCCTAACACGTTACCAGGTACTTCATAATATAACGAATACACATTTGTCTGTGTACGATATATTCTATACTTAGTAGCTCCTGGTACTTCAGACCAAGCTAATGCTCCAGATCCAGCAGTAGTATATGTTATTGAAATAGCATCAGAATGATCGGTTTCTAATCCATTCAGATCTAATGCAGTAACTATATACGTATGAGGAGTACCACCCCCTGCTATAACTCCAACTGCAGGTGGGGTACCAGTAATAGCTACAGCTCCAGTATCTACATATCCATTTGTTGATGTTTCGTAATATGCAGTTTGAACTCCAGCAGCAGTACCTCTATATACTCGATACTTGGTAGCTCCAGTTACAGCAGTCCATGATAAAGTATTCGATGAAGTAGAACCTGTAGTAACCTGAGACGTTTCTCCACCTACACCAGTTTCTATAGTTCCATTAAATGCAGTTATTCTATAATAATACGTAGCTGCAGGTAATGTTCCTCCTGATGTAGAAGTAGATAACGACGGAGCTCCTGGATGTTTGACTATAGATACCCCAGTAGGTTTTAAACTAGACTTAAGAATAGAATAATCCACTCCTGGAATACTGTTCACTAATCCAATAATATCAGAGACGAATACAGATCTACCTAATACTCCACGTTGGAACAGAAAATAATTATTAATAGCAGCTAATACCTGTGTCTTAGTTTGCTCTAATGAGAATCCTAAGTGTACATATAAATCAATATTTACACATAACTTCACAGGTACCGCATCTTTATGAACTACTCTAGTAATAAGATGCTTACTGTTAGAAATATAATTATCAAATGAATCTTTCTGTATTTGATTAGCTACACCAGAATCAGTTAATAATGTTACCTTCACAGTATTCATTGATTTCAATGGAGATTCAAAGAACTGTACTTCAGAAATATATGCTCCGGCTACGCCAGAGTTCATCTTTAATAATCTCCAGTACCGGTGTTCTCCTACATTCTTCCAAGTAGTTGAAGAAATAGTAGACGTTCCTGAATTCCATGCAGTAGCAGCCTTTACCCATGTAGCATCATCATCTGAATATTCTATATCCCAGGTAGCAGTATACAACCCTAAAGCAGTAATCTTCACACCGGTGAACATAAATAATTCATTTGAAGTCCCACTAAACTTTAGATAAGCCCCAGAACCAGATGAATCTAAATGAAACGCAGAATCATCTTTTAAATGATTATTTACATTATCTGCGGTAAATGAACCTAAGCTAGAATGACTCCAATATGTAGCTCCATACTTAGGAACTTGTGGATTATTCTGAGTTATATCCTCTTCATATGCACCCCAAATATTAATATCTCGTACACCTTGAAACTTTAATCCTAGTGCTTTATAATCTGATCTAGTAATAGCACGTTTTCCTGATGCAAATATTCTAGGTGAAGTATATCTTACTGTCTCAGCATCTTCTGCATCATCTCCGTTAGAGATAGAAGTAGTAGTTAATCCAGCAAGATTTACAGGTGAATTATTATATAACGGTTGATCAACAGGACTAACTACTAAACTTGATGAAGTTTTGTTACTAGATTTACCGGCACTTACTACTTCATAAACAGTAATAGTTTCCCCAAATGAAGGAACTACCCCATAAACACCGTTACCAAACATTACTCGTACTGTACCATCTGGTAAAGTAGTGTCCATAAAGACTTTATCAATGGAACTAAATTCCCATAACGGATTTGTACTTCTAGTCCAGAACTCAGTATCTGACCCTACCTTCACATCTAAATAATCATTGTCTGATAAAAACTCAGACCCAACAATTAACTGTTGCCACTTCTCACCTGTTGAGATGAAAGTATGAATATTTACTGACCCTTGACGTAATACTACATTTCCGACCGAAGTAGTATTAGCAGGTATAGTTACCGGTGCAGTTAGAAAGAACTCTATTCCTTCAATAGTAAATTTATCATACTTATTAAACGAGATAGACACAGGAACTGCAAGTGGTATAGTTAAATTACAAGTAACTTCGCCACCAGTAGCACGTCGAGGATTTACCCCTACCATATTAGCTATATTAAAAATAGAAGATTTATTCACTGCAGTATTCATGAACACTTCTTCTACTGATCTAAATAGCTCAGAATATACTAATGATGCAGTACCTGAGATTGCTTCAATTAAGAACTGTCCTGTAGATGATGGAAGTACATCTTTCCAAGATTTACGTAATGACAATTCTGCAGTTATCTGAGAAACAATACTATCAAAATCTGGATTTACATTACTTAATTTAATTGTCATGGTGATATCGTTGCCTCAAATTCTCCACGTACATCAATACTAATTAACTTATAAACAATTAGCACTTGATATAAACCATCATCTGGATATGGAATCACTTGTGATTCTTCTAAAGATACTATAATTCTAGGTTCCCATTTCTTAATAGCATCATTCAATTCATTTAGAATTAAATTAGCAGTATCTTGATTAATTAACCTAAATAATAAGCTTTGTAATCGAGATCCGAAATTAGGTAGAAACCATCGCTCACCAAAGCTAGTACCTATGATATTCTCAATCGATCCGTTAATAGCTTCTATTCCAGTCTCAATTACACTAGAATTTTTGATGTTAAATCTAGGATTTACATCAGAATATCTTTCAATTTCTTCCTGAATTGTAGACATGATCTACCTTATTGAATATTAAAGATTGCATCTAACTTCTTTTGAAGTGAAATTACCTGAGTCAAATCTGGAGCAGATACCAATAATAAGATGCCTGCATAATATCCAGATCCGGTTAATAATGGTTTATTAGTAGCTGCAGAAATTTCAGTAGATAATGCAGAATATCCACCACCAGCTGGGCCAAGATATAATTTACTTACACCAGTGCTATCTAAATTAGCTGTAATATTAGCTATAATTTGATTAGCCTGAGATAATGCAGCCTGAACTAATGCCAACTTAGTATTAGCCTGAGCTACAATCTTATTCTTAGCTGATTGCTCAGCATTATATGAATCAGCCACTGCTTGTTTAGTATCTTTTAATGTTTGTGATAATCCTGGAACCAAACTTCCAAGAGTACCAGTAGAATCCCATGCGCTCATTTAGTATACTCCTTCAACAAGATCTAAATATTCCACGTTCTAAAAATCCATGCCACAATTCAACATATTGATTAGTATTTGGATTAATTGTGGAAATCAGAATAGATGGAGACATAGTAACAGTTTTGTCTTCATGTTCTGTTACTTTCCATCTAGTAGAATCAATTAGAGCCATTTCATTATTCGGAGTACATACTAACCAATAACGTTCATCTTTCTTCGAATAATCCCCTGGTTGCCATTCAGAATTCCAATCAGTACCATCAAGTAATCTTCTTCCTTGCATATTAACTCGCTTTCACCTGTGAGGTATAATGTGTTCCTGATACTGGAGTAGTCATTGGAGCAGAAGGAACTCCAGTAGTTCCTCCTCCTGTTTGAACTCCAGAATGAGTGTGGGCATCAAAGTCAGTTTTGATTTGTAAATATGCTGCTAATAATGCTATGAAATCAGTTGGAGTAGATGCACCTAACTTTATCTTCCCTGGTCCTGGAGTAGTAGGTAATAAAGTTACTGTAGCCCCAGTAATAACTATATTTCCAGTTGCAGTAATTGTAATATTACCAGTAACTGTTTTAGTTTCATTACCTGTTACGGTAGAAGTCTTATTACCGGTAATAGTTTCAGTATCGTTAATTCCAACTTCACGTACATCGTTACCAACAATTGACTCTTTTCTATTACGTTGAATATCAATTGTCTCATCACGTCCTACTGAGGTTTCTCGATCACGATCAATTTCATTATTGTTATCATATGGCATTATTATATTAACAGTTTTATCTTTGAGAATATGAATCTCTGTACCTGATTGATGAACATAGTCTACAGTATGATCAGCAACATCCACAATTAAACTAGATCCATCAGGATCAGTCCATCCCCATCGCTTAGGGTAATTTGTTTCCATTTCAGAGGTTTTAGTAAGTTCATCAACGGGAGCAGTTTCATACACGGGACTATAGATACAACCTCCCAAAAATGATACCCATACACTTGATCCAACTTCAGGTACTGCGAAATATGATCTTGATGAATTTCCTCCAAATCCAAATGGTCTCCTCATAATTGCCCATGGACATAAGGAATCTTCCATTACGAACGTAGGCATGAATTGTTCTACTCGTACACGACAACGTCCTAACTTCTGAGGATCATTATTGTTTACTACTGTACCTATGTACATCTTTGTAGCATCAATAGTATCCTCAGGCATATCAGTAACATAATTTACAAAACTCATCCTACTAGTCCTATGTTCTTGTTAGTTGTATTAATACCTTCACGAATTAATCCAAACTTAGTCATATATGATGCAGTAGAAATAGTCTGGACTATACGTTCTATGAAATATGCTCCGTCAAGTACATTACCTAGTCGATCCTTCGTTCTATCAAAATAGGAGAACTGTACTCGATCTAATAAACTTACTTGTTTAGGAAGTACTCCTACACACGATACAGTAGTAGAATACAATGCCCGATTCCTGAGATTCTGAATCTTAGCTAAATTGTAATTCTTATGCATATTACCGGTATTATCATCTCCATATGGAGTACGTACACCTTTAATATCCTCATTTACCAATAATTTATCAGTAAACGGTTTATAACTAATTGTATCGTCTATCTTACCTATACCTGTAAGAAAATCATGATGACGTTGAACTAATCCGTATCCAGCAGTCACATTGAATAGATCAGAATGAAATTCAGCTCCATAGTCATCTTCAGCAACCCAGACAGTTTTATCATCATTTACTACGTTATCTAGTTCAAGTACACATTGAAAGTTCCATTTTGGATTCTTTGTACGTTGTCTAGTGATATCATAGAACAATAACTCACCATCACGATTTACTGCAGTTATGAATGCTGAATCATTATTTGCCCATGCATGCATAGCTACTTCACGTATAAACTTAGCTCGAGTCTGACCTGTCTGAATCCAGATCATTTTATCATTCGAACTATCTACTTTAGCTTGTAATCCTGAATTCTCTGCAGTAATCTTAGCTACATCAGATGCAGTGGAATCAAAACATCCATATGAACTACCTATTAGGTATTTCGGAAAATTGAGATACCCAACTGCATGAACTAAGAATCCAGTACGTAATGGACGTATTTTACGAATGAATACTATGTAATCTTTCCATGATGAACCTATATCATGTTGTCTGGTAGATAAGGCTACACTTAGAATAGATCCATCGTTTATACCAGCATTCGAGAATAATAACCCTGATTGATCTATTAAACTCAGTTCTATAGTTGGTAAGAACTGATTGCACGATTCAGTAATAGTTAATGATTGTAATTGTCCTCCCATTAGAGGAATTAACTCACCATTTAACTTTACTGCGACATATACTTGATTGCCTATAAATAACATAGTTTACCTTAGTGCTACAGATTGTCCTCGATCAATTGAAGTAATTAACTGTAAATATGCTTCTAACTGTATAATAGAAGGAATTTGCA